CCAGCAATCCAAGTAAATTGTATAAAACTTGACTTGGCTCTTTAACAGGTAATGGAATTAGATTTTCTCTTAAAGATCCACCTGTTGTATCTATATCTCTAAATTCTCCAGGTTGTAAAGGCGATGCTTCATCTCTAATTCGCATTCCTCTAGCTTTAAAACCAGCTGGTAAATTAGCTAAAGTACCAGCATCTATCAATTGTCTTAATATTGATGTTGATGCTTTTGATAGGCCTCCAATCATGTGTGAAAGGCCCAGTCCATAAAAACCTAAGCCAGGTAAAAACTTGTACTGCACAAAATAATTAATCTTGTTTTTAAGAGCATCATCAGGATTATAGTTTCTGCGAATGGCTAAAACTTTTTCAGATTGCTCATCTATGGTTACGATGTAAGGTAATTTTAATCCTGTAGGCTCGCCATCTTCGCCTATATCTTCATAGCCCTCGAGATCTAAAACAGTATGAACTTCATAGATCGTTCTATTTCTGTGTTCTGTATAAGATGGGTGCACTCCTTGAATGCTGTCAATTTCATCTTCCACTTCATCGGTTTGTTCTAAATAACCGCTATCAGGTATATCAATGTTTGCATAGAAACCACTTAGTTGTTGTTTTTTAACTTCGTTGGTTGACATGCTGATGACATGCGTAATTCTTTCTGCTGAAAATAAATCTGTTGCTTCATAAGGAACAATTAAATCTTCAGGTGGTATAAATTTTGCAACGGCACGGCCTAAAACAAAATCATAGTAAATCTTTTTAAAAGCTGAACCAGCTAAAGGTAAATAGAAGAGTAATTGATCTAATTCGGGATCATATTCTTTCATGATATTCATGATGTAAAAATTCATGAACTCTTTGACTCTATCAGCCTGGCTTTCTACTTCAGCTGTTCTTTGGCCAATAATTTGTGTTTTAACTGGGCCCTGGGCTGGCAACATTTCTTTGTATGATTGTGCCTGGAACTGAGTAACAGCTTCTGCAAGAATCGGATGTATAACACCGCTGGATCCTTCAAAAGGCTCAGATCTTTGTTCGTCAAACTTCATGCCAAGATATTTCAGGCCGTCAGTGTATGTTCTTTCCCAGTCTGCCCTGGATTCTTTGTCTGAATGTATGGATTGTAATAAATCTCCTGAAAGACTTTCTAAAGCATCATCGCTTACAAAATCAACCAGGTTTGCATCAAAGTCAGGCTCGGGAGCAACTTGATCTATCTCATCATCAATTAAAATTTCTTCTTCATCAACCAAGATTTGAGCCGCTTCTTCAATTTGTTCTTCTCTTGATTTATCGACTGGTACAGTTACTTCTTTTGTAAGGTTTTGTACGTTTGGATCTTGCTCGGTGCCTGCTCTCTTTTCAACTGCCATATTAATCTATTTCCATTTTTTCATCTGTAATGGGACCGCCTCCTACCCAAGCATCACATGTTCTTTTGCTTGCACATTTGAACTTTAAGAACTGACAATAACCTAAATCACCAGCTTCGATAACATCATATGGATCATCAAAGCCTTCAGTTCCTATTCCCTCTGAGATACATTCTAGTATTTTTGTGGTCTGATTGAAAGCTGCACAGTTTAAACACCTGGATCCTTTGGTTCTTTCCATGGATGTTCCCCATAAATCAGCTTTATCCTGCCAAAACTCGGGATCCACTTTATAGGGATTTAATGGCCCGTAACCATAATCTTCTATGGCTTTTTGTCGGTTTTCTAAATTTACGTCAATGTTTTGTGTTGCTACAGGACAGCCGTTTTCCATCTCATCAACGGGCATACCTTCGTCACCGTGTCGTTCATGTTTGTCATTGACAATAGTAATATGTATAACGGTTCCTTTTTCCATTAGTAATAATTTGTCCTGTTTCTTCTAGCTAATTGTACCTCATCTTCGTAATCTTCGTATAAAGATACAAAGCCGCCTTGCCTAAATCGCATGAGAGCCATTGTAGCAGAGTCCGATAAATCATCGTGATCTCCATAAGGAAAGCTGGCCATCTCTTCAATGACCTCATCGGCAAAATTACGTTCAGGGGCCCACACCATGCCTGATTCAAAAATAGGTGCAACCGAATTCATCCTGGCTATTTTGTCTTGGCCCCTGGAAGGAGAATATTCAGAGATGGGAATGCCCATTCTTCTAAGCTCATGTGCAAGAGGAGTTCCTGTTGCTTTGGCCTCAATAAGCACACAATCAGGATTCCAATACTTATATTCTTCCATGGCTATTCTTTTTAGATCAGGAAAGTCGACACGGAATTTTTTTGCATCCATTAATATAATTTGTTCTGCATCACCTTCTTGAGGTTCAAATATTCCCCAGGTAGTAATAGCCGAATAGTCAGCGGTTTCTTTTTTGGAGTAAGCCGTGTCCATCGACATAATGACATATGAAACTGGTGGTATATCTTCATCCTCCCAACGATTCCACCATTCTCTTTTTATAATAGATCCTTCTTCGGCTGTTGGGTTTTGTTGCCATTGTGCATTCCATTTGCCAGCTGGTAATGATGCTTTAACCGATAAAAGTTCTTCTTTTTTCCAAAATTCGGGCCATAGCGGCTCTTCTGAATCGGGCATAATGGCTGGAAACTCTACAATTTCCCATTGATCTGCGTGATCATCCGTTTGTTTTTTAAGTAATTTGCCTACCAGGTCCTTTGTGGTCCACCTTGTCATAACCACAACAATGGTTCCTCCAGGTTGTAACCTCTGCCTTGGGCCTGAGGTATACCACTCATAAGCTGAATCCATTGATTTTGGAGAAAGGGCATCTTGCTCGGAATGAGGATCGTCAATGATTAAAAGATCTGCACCACGACCTGTAATCGCACCACCTACACCAGCATAAAAGGCTTCTCCGCCTTTATTGGTTGTCCAGCGGCCCGCTGATTTGTTGTCAGCTGATAAATACACATCAGGAAAAACCACCTTGTAATCAGGGGTGTCCATTAAATTTCTAACTTTACGGCCAAAGTTAACAGCAAGTTCAGCTGTATGGGTTGATTGAATAATTTTAAGTTCACCTTTTTGGCCTATCATCCAGGCAGGTAAATATATAGATGCAAATTCTGATTTTGAATGCCTGGGTGGCATGCAAACAATTAATCGTTTGAGTTTGCCTGTTGCAATTTTATTAAATTTTTCGGCAACAATTTTGTGATGTCTGCCCTCGATAAATCCTGGCCACATGTGTTTTACAAAAGACATAAAATCTTTTTTACAAGATTCTTGTTTTTCTAATTTATCGTATCTTTCTAGTAAAGCTAAGGCTTCGGTTTTTTCTTGTTCCGAAAGTAGATCAAAGTCTTTTATTGATAATTCGGACATATTTAGGTGGGCTGGATTTTAGGTAGATGATGAAGTAGGAGGAAAGACCAGCCCTGCATTCTCAAAATAAGTATATATTAATTTATACCAGCCGCCAATCTTTGCCTTCAAAAAGTTGTCCCTCGGCTTTTCTTCTCCTGGTTAGGCCTTCTAAAACTGTTCTTTTGCCGTTTACAGTTGCTTTATTCCATCTAGCCATTTGTGCTGGAACTTCTTCGTATTCGCCATTGTTTAGTTTTTTAAGCATGGTTGATGCTTTTAAATTTGCTGGGCCTAAGTTATAAGTCCAGGAAACCAAGGCATCAAATTGACTTTGATTGAGAGGAACATGAACATAATCATGAACATATTGCTCATATTCTTCTTCCAATTCTCGCCACAACATAAAATCTGCTTTATCTTGTGACCATTTATCACCTTCTTGAATGTCTTTGGTGTGGCCATAACCTATGGTCCAAACTCCAGCAGCACACTTATAGGCTTCAAGCTCGCAACCTTCAAAGTGCTTGATTAGTTCCAAACCCTCGTCTGAAATATGCATTTTTTTACTCCTTGTCAGGACTGTTAGAAGCTCCGAAATAAAACGAAATAACCGCACTCGCCAATCCTCCAAGATATCCAAGCACAAGGTTAATGAGTGCTTCAGAATTTTGTTCAGGCGGTTGTAATGTGACTAAGAATATGTAGCCAAGAAATCCACCGACCACAGCTGTGCCCATAATTCTAGCTGTCCAATCTCTGCTGAAACTTTTTCTTGCATCTTGTTTGTCTTGTACTTCAAGCTCGAATACATCTACATCTAATTCTTTCATTTGAACCTGGAATTCTTGTTCAGCTTTTTTAAGCTGCAACATTTGTTCAGGTGTTGCTTTTTGTATTGCTTGCTCAATGGCTTTTGGATCGTTGGGAACCCCAAGAACTTCTGAAATAACATTACCAGCCATACCACCAAGAGGCCCGCCTAATGCAGATCCTAATGTTGGGGCTATGCTACCAACTACGTTTTTCAGTTTGCCTGATAATAAATTTTTTAAAGACATAATTAATTAAGAGGTAATATACCTGATAATAAAGCAATGATCAAAGCTCCTGCGAAACCTAATAAACCAAATGTTCCTGTTCTAATGGTTTTATGTAAATCCGTTATTTGATCTTTAATTTCTGAAGTCTCAGAAAAAATAGTTTTCCATCTTTCTTCACATTTTACCTCATGTGCGTGTAGGTTGGCTGCTACTTGTTCTGTTGTTGCTTTTGGCATGATCAATTCGCTAATGGGTTTTTATTTTTTTCTAATTTAGCTTCTAAGTCTTTAATCTGTTTTTCAAGGCTTGTTTTTGAGTTCATGTGTTGCTCTTTAAGCAAGGCCCAGTTTTGATTATTTTGAGTGACGTTATCTTCTAATTTAGTAAGTAATTCAAGTTTGTTTAATTTTTCATTTATGACTAGCATTTGAGCTTGCAGACCATTGATATCTTCTTCATACGAAATAGATGTTTGTGATTCTAGGGCCTCAATTCTTTGAACATATCCAGCACCAGCATAGCCAAAGCCTGCAATGGTTGCTGCTAATCCTCCTAGGGCAACTAATTGAGCTAATTTTGATTCTAAGAAATTCATAAATTTACCTGTAAATCTATCATGCTTTGTAATCTGCCAATGTTTCTGCTGGCCATATCATTATAAGCATTTGTGTTGTCCAAAATTATAGCATTTTTATAAATGTCTTTAGTTTCATACCAGGTGTCTCTATCTTCTAAAACCATTTTTTGATAAGCGTTGAATCCTGGCACATATCCTAGGTATGCAACCAGTCTTGTTTGATCAGCATATTCTCCTGATTCTTCTTGCTCTTCTTCAATGGTTTCTTGTGCTTCTTTTAAATTATTGGCTAGTATTTGATCTGCAATTTTATCTGCTTCGGATGCTGTCATAACTGTAGATGTTGCATCCATAATTTCATCTTGCATGTTATTTATCTGTACATCAGCAAGAACCGTGTCGTCTAAAGTAAAAAGTGGGGTTATGGTTATTGTATTGTCGCTTAAGCTAGAGGCATCATTTAGTTGTAAAACCGTGTTAGTTTGGGCGTTAGCTGAAAGTATTTGATCTGATATAGAGGGTGAGGATGATGTGCTTATGCCGCTGGCCTGGTTGGTTTCTGTGTTGCCTATGTTGTTTTGGGTGGTATAGCTATCGGATGCTGTTCGCATGGTTTGTGCTACAACTTTTAGGGCCCGTGCAATGCTATTACCTTTTGGATTTTCTTCAAAAGTTTCTACAATCTCTTCGAGTGGTTGATCTTGAATAATTTGTTCTTCGGCCATCTCTTCTGCCATCAACTGTTCAATAGGTTCTTCTTCAACAAAAGGCTCTTCAATTATTTCTTCTACAATCTCTTCTATTGGTTCTTCTTCAATAAATTCTTGTATTTCTTCTAATTGTTCATTGGTGGTAAAAACTTCAATTAACTCTTCAGCATCAAATACGTCTATGACAGGAACCGTTTCTGTTACAGGATCATAGGTTTCTATTACGTCAATAATTGAATCTATGTAAATTTCTTCATGAGTTGGTTCATTGAAATAAAATTCTTCTGTGTAGCTTTCTTCTATAGGTTCTTCGTAAATAACTGGCTCGTTGTCAATGATTTGATAAGTTTCATATTCCATGGGTGCTGATTGGATAACCACTATTGCGGCCACTTCAGGAATATAGCCTGAACATGTTGGGCTGTATTGAGGGTCTAATTCGCATTCATAGTCTCGATAAGCCTGTTCATAATTTGAGCATTCGGTTGAATATAAAGCATCTATGCTGCACTGTTGGTCTTGATAGGCCTGTTGATAACCGCTGCATTGAGTTGAATAGAGAGAGTCCAGGTTGCATTGTTGATCCTGGTAGGCCTGTTCATAACCATCGCAACTAGAATCATTTAAAGGATCCTTGCAATCTATACTGTTACCACTGCCTGATCCATACAAGGATCCACCGCTTTCTAGGTTTTTGTTTTTATCAGAGTTATTCCAGTCATAATTAAAACAATCCGTGTCGTTGTAAGAACCAGTATTACATTCATCATGAAAATAATAGGTGTAAATTTGATTTGAATTACCCTGTTCGCCAATTAATACATCGTGATCGACAACATCAAGATCTCCGTATCTAATATCAAAAGAGTTATTATTCCAAAGAATAACTTCAAAGCTATTGTAAGAGTCCTGGCGATAATATTCTTGCATTTTGTACCAACCAAAAACAATCTTGTCGTTAAAATTTTTAGCGGCCATTTTTGCGTTTGCATCTGCTGCAATTAAATCGGTCCAAAAGGGATAAATGCTGTAATTGTTTTTAGGTAATGGATCGGGTGTGTAATCTCCACAATAGTCGTTGTAATTGGTTGATGTTAGGCCAAAGTGAAGGCAGCCATTGGTGGCCATCCTGGCTGTTGAAAATGTTTGATCATAAAATGTAAAATCAAAACCAAGATTAAAGGATGCAGAAATACCATCATCTTCCGATGTTAAATAAGTAACCTCTGTGTGGTTTGTTAGATCTACTAATGCTTGATTAGATTCGTAAATGTATTGGGGAAATGCCTGGAGACAAAAAAGTCCTACTAGCCATAGAACTCTTTTTTGCATTGTCTCTCTGTTTTAGTTTTTCTTGTGTAGATTTTTTTTACTGCACCCACGACATCTCTATTGATGTGTGTTCTGTTGGGATTTAATTCTTTTGTGCATGATTTTATAAAATCTTTAAGTGCTGCATCTATATCGGGCCTGTCAACGGGGTTTGATGCCCAGGCTACAGCTGCTTCATCGCCAATTTTTCCCTGGTATGGACAAGGTGTACCAGCCATGTTCATGGCCTTAAATACTCTTTCGTCCTGACAAAGCAAAGCTACAGAGGCCACTTTCATTCCCATGTCATATAAGTATTTTGATAGTTTTAGCCTTTCACAATTTTGATCTACCACGGTTTTACCGCCTGATAAACCAAATACTTGGCCTTGAAATGCACCTGATACACCTGTGGTACATAGATCTTGTGAGTAAGACATGATAGAAGGTGCAATAGCACTAGCAGGGGGTGCTTCTGTTTTTACATTTTGGTTGATCGTTTGCTCTGACTTCGATTGATTAATATTTCTATTGGTATTGTCAGAAGTAGAATTGCTGACATTGTTGTTAAAGTTATTGTTAGTGTTGTCAGTTGTAACATTTGACTCAGAAGTCGATTCATTGATATTTGTATTTTGCGAAACATTATTATTTTGATTTATGTTTGTGTTTGTTGATGTTGAAGTATTGCTAACATTTTGATTAACCGTTGAATTTTGTGTAACGGTTGAGGTATTGACATTTGTATTGTTGTTCGTATTTGTATTTACGTTATTTGATGTCGAAGTATTTATATTGTTGTTATTGTTCGTATTGGTCGAAGTCGAAGTCGAGGAGTTTGTGTTGTTATTGGTATTGGAATTGGTATTTGTTGTAACCGTTGTGTTTTGAGTATTTAACGAATTCGCTTCACAATACTGGGTTCCAGCATCACAAGATCCTGTTTGTTGGCCATAGCCATAAATAGGCA